GTATCTGAATCAATACCACATTTAAGAAGGGGAGCAATGAAAGACTTTCTTAAAATAATGATTGAAACTGGTAGGTACAGAGATGCACAATGGAATAGGTCAGCATTAAAATATACGTTTACAAATGGTTCTTATATTGAATTCTTTTCAGTTGAGCAACCAGATAAATTAAGAGGTGCAAGAAGAAATGTATTGTATTGTAATGAAGCAAACAATATTCCATTTGAAGCGTACAACCAATTAGCAATTCGAACTTCTGGAGATATATGGATTGACTTTAATCCAACTGCAAACTTTTGGGCTCATAAGGAGGTCGCTAATCAACCCGATGCAGATTTTATTACACTTACCTATTTAGATAACGAAGCGTTACCACAAACGATTGTAGACGATATAGAACAAGCAAAGGAGAAAGCAAAGACATCTGAATATTGGAGCAACTGGTGGAAGGTGTACGGACTTGGTCAAGTAGGTTCTTTGGAGGGTGTATGTATAAAAGAATGGCAAGAAATAAAGCTACCATTAGAAGCAAGGTTGCTATGTTATGGGATGGATTTTGGTTACTCAAACGACCCAACAACTTTGATTGCATTATACAAGTACAACGATGCCTATATATTTGATGAGATTATATACCAAAAGAAATTATTAAATTCAGATACTTCAAACCTATTTAAAGCACACGATATAAATGCGGTTGTATATGCTGATTCAGCAGAACCAAAATCAATTGCTGAATTAAGAACACTTGGGCATAAGGTGTTGCCTTGTACAAAAGGAAAGGATTCAATTGTGTATGGTATTAACTTAATCAACCAAAACAAAATATACGTTACAAGCAGAAGTAAAAACCTAATCAAAGAATTGCAATCATATACTTGGATGAAAGACAGAGAGGGGAATACTATCAACAAACCAATTGACGCTTTTAATCATTGTATTGATGCAGCCAGATACGCAATCACATCTCAATTGCAAACACCAAACAAAGGTAAATATAATATTAGGTAATGAGAAACGAAGAGATGATAGCAACTGTTGAATGCTATATACATCACAGAACCGACAAAGAAATAAGAATAGCAAGACCAAAAAACAGCAATCAATTTTTCCTATTAACAAAAGCGTATGAAAATTGTAAGGGCTTTTTCATAAAACATTAACTTAAAAGTATTATATATATATGAACATCGAAATTAACGTACCATCTTCATTAGCTGAAATCACATTAGGACAATACCAAAAGTTCTTAAAGATAGCTGAAAACAATCCAGATGGTAATTTCTTGAATGCTAAAATGATTGAAATCTTCTGCGGAATACCTTTATCAGATAGCTATAAATTAAAGATGAGTAGCGTTACTGCAATACTTGATATCTTAAATGAGATGTTAGCAATCACACCACAACACGTTGAAAGGTTTAAAATGAATGGAGTTGAATATGGCTTTATTCCAGACCTTGACGAAATGAGTTTAGGGGAATACATTGACTTGGACAACAACGCTTCTAAATGGGAGCAAATGCACGTTGCGATGAATGTGCTATACAGACCAATAAAAACAAGTAAGGTTGGCAAATACAATATTGAAGATTACGATGTGAAGTTTCCAGAGGTGTTGAAAGATATGCCTTTGGATGCAGCTATTGGTTCACTTTTTTTTTTCTACAATTTAGGGTTGGAATTAGCGAGGCATACGATTCTCTCTTTGGACAATCAAGCGGAGATGGGGGTTACTCAAGAGCAGCTAATTTCAATAAGCGATACGGATGGTACTCCTCAATTTTTGCTCTCGCTCAATCAGATATTACAAGATTTGAAGATATCACTAAATTAAACGTACATCAATGCTTTACGATGTTATCTTTTATGAAAGAGAAATCAGAGATTGAAGCACAACAAATAAAAAATAAGTTTTAAATGAAAGGATTTTACCAAGTAACCGAAACAATAAAGAACCAACTGTTGGCAGATGTGAATGTGAACACAGTTACAAGTGGGGACATTACGAGAATAGATTTATCAAAGCAAACGATGTTTCCATTATCACACATTATTGTTAACAATGTAGGGAACGAAGATAATATACTACGTTTTAGCTTATCTGTTCTTGCGATGGATGTTGTTGATTTTTCAAAAGAAGAAACTGTTGATATATTCAGAGGGAATAACAACGAACAAGATATATTGAATACGCAATTGGCGGTGCTTAATAAGCTGGTACAAGTTTTAAGAGGTGGAACATTACACCAAGATTTATATCAGTTAGATGGCGCACCAAATTTAGAGCCGTTTTACGATAGGTTTGAAAATGAAATGGCTGGATGGGCGTTAACGTTTGATGTATTGATTCCAAATGACATTGAAATATGTTAGTCAATGTAAAAGACGAACTGAATCGGTTTGCTAAATATGTTATAAGCCAATCAAGGGCGAATTTAACAAGAGGTAAAAAGAACAGTTCAAAAGATTTATATAATAGTTTAGATTCCGAAGTAAAGGTTTCTAAAAATAGTTTTGAGTTGTCTTTCTTGATGGAAGAATATGGGGTGTTTCAAGACAAGGGTGTGAGTGGTGTTAAAAAGAAATATAGCACACCTTATGCTTACACAACTAAAATGCCACCTCCATCAAAAATGGATAAATGGATTGTAAAGAAAGGTATTGCCCCAAGAGATAAGAATGGTAAATTTATCAGTAGAAAATCATTGCAGTTTATGATTGCAAGAAGTATTTTTAACAATGGTATTAAACCAAGTTTATTCTTTACAAAACCATTTGAAAAAGCATTCAAAGGATTGAATAAAGATTTAGTAAAAGCGTATAAATTAGACGTTGAGCAATTAATGAAGAACACAATAAACAATAAATAAGATGGCAAATATATTTTTAAGAAGTCCCCATTATGTATCAGAAGAAATAACTGGTTTATCAGCAGAATTGGTTTTAAGCGTTAACGGAGATGTTGTATATACTATACTAAAAAACAAACAAAGCGACAACGATTTTATATTATGGGAGGTTTCAGAAATAACAAGAGATTATTTAGATTTAAAAGTTGCTTTTGTTTTAAACCCAATTAGCCATAATGTTGATATTGATATTACAACTTCTCAATTTACTGGTTTAAATGGTAGCGGTACAAAAACTACTTTAAATACTTATGCTGATTTTGGTATTGATGCTTACAGCTATTTTGAGCAAGGTTTTAATACTACAACCACCAAAGGGTATATGCAATCAAACGACACGATATATAAATATTCTGGTCAAGATTTAAGAATACCATTAGACAGAAACAATGTTACGAATATAGTTTTTAATTTTGAGGGAAGTGTTGAATTACAATCAACAATAACACCAAGTGCTGTTGAGGTTTTCCAATACATTGCAACGGACGTAGATTGCGATGAAATTGTAATGGCTACAACTGACGGAATGAAAATAGTTAAAGTGATAACTATTGAAGAGTGCAAATTTAAACCTCATAAATTATTGTTTGTTAATAAATGGGGTGCTATTCAAGACTTATGGTTTTTCAAAAAATCAACTGAAACAATAAAGGCAAAAAGAGAAAGTTTTAAAAGGTTTAATATTGACAATGAAAATGGTTATTATAATCCATTAGAACACCAAAACAAAACCTTTAATGCACAATCAACAAAAGAAATAACTTTAAAAACTGGTTATGTAGACGAGCAATACAATTCACTTATGCAAGAGGTTCTACAATCTGAACAAGTTTGGTTAGAGGTTGATTCTGTTATAACACCGATGACTGTACAAGACAATAGCTTATTGTTTAAGACATCTTTAAACGATAGGCTTGTTGATTATACACTTAAACTTTCATACGCTTATAACACTATAAACAACGTTAGGTAAATGCAAAAAATACAATTATATATAGAAGGTCAACGTGTTGATATGTTTTCAGATGAAAGCGTTTCAATAACAGATACAATTCAGAACGTTAAAGATATTGGTAAAATATTTACAGCATTTTCAAAAACATTTTCTTTACCAGCAAGTAAAACAAATAATAAAATATTCAAGCATTACTATAATTTTGATATCGTTGGAGGTTTTGATGCAAGGAT